TCTTAAAAATTTAAATATAATATTCCAATTGAAATTTACACCTAAATCATTTTCAGGATATTGTTGTTCACTTCTTTCAATTAAACAATTTAATTGTACTGGTGGGTGGAAATATTTACCCTTAGAAGCTTCTCCATAGATATTTACATTAGTTTCACCTAAATCATATTTGTAGTAAACACATTGTTGAGAGATAATGTTACCCATTAATTCTCTATTAATGTGTCTAAAAAAACTTATATCTCTTGCTTCTCCAAATAATGCCATTATCCTACGTAAATTGTCATTGGTACCTTATCTAACTCACTCATACGAGCATCTGATTCTGCTGATCTTCTTTCTAATAAAGATTGACGTGAAGTTTGATCAAAATAATCTCTCAATCTATCAATTAATTTATTTTTATCAGCTTCAGCTGAAGATAATAAATCTGCTTGATTTAATGTTACTTCTGCTCCTGGGATTGGTACTTGTGTATATTTACCTCTAACATAACCTAACATTTCTTTAGCTAATGCTAATGTATATTCAAATATCCAAGCTCTACCTACAGAGTTAATACTGTCATAATCTACATTTCTGTAGGGAACTTGAGAAATATTAGATATTTTTTTAGGATTAACATCTATACTAGCACAAAATTCATCTGATTTGAGTATATATTCAAACCAAATTCTACCACCAGTATCATTAGCATCTGGAATAGGGAATATTCTTAGTTTGTTGTTAATTAATTGGAATGTATAGTTAGAAAATAATACATCTCTATACATTTCAACTTGTTGAATGGCTTGCATATCATAACTAAGAGGCATCATTAAAAAACTATTAGCTCCATAAGCAGTATAACCTGCTGTATCACCAAACATTGCCATTGCTGTTCCATTATAACCCATATCCCCTAAGAATTGGAAAGATGGAGGTAATGGTTCATAAAATACTCTCATGATTTCAACATCACTACCAGTTAATCCTACTGAGGAAGCCCATTCATTTAAATCATAATCTTGAACTGATTGGGTTACAGCTACTGAACCACTATACCAATCTACATTACCTCCAACACCAGCCCAAGTTCCATATTGTTGGGAAAGATTAATAATAGGTTGTAAATTAGGTATAATTTGAGCATTAGCAAAATCAACATTAGTTTTTTCGTATGAATAATTAGATCCTTCTATAGATAAATAATCTTCTCTTTGTTTATAAGCAAATAACTCGTTAGAATAAACTGTTACTGCTTCTTCAAAAGCAGCATAAAAGTTAATATTCTGTAATTCAACATTTTCAATAGGATAGCCTAATCGTAAAGCACAAAACTTTGCTACTTTATCTGCATCAGTTTGAAAATCAGGATTAAAATCATAAAAACCAAATGGAGTATCTCCAGGAGAGAATGATGATGAACCAGGCCAAATAGGAATGTTTGCCATTGTATTTTATTTTTATATTAAGATGAAGCTACAACGTATTCAATTTGAATACTACCTGTATAACTTGCATCACTACTATCTCCTGCCATTGCTTTAATTTCATTCATAGAATCAAAAGATGCTGTAACAGATGATGATACTTCAAATGCATCATTACTTAAAATAAGTGATTGACCTGGGTCAACCTTAAATGTTACTGATTCAGCATTAGTTTTAATGCAGAATATACTTGCAAATTTATCACTATCTGGTAAGTTAGTTATTCTAATATATTTTACATCTGAATTAACAAATGAACCAGGAGTAAGTGATTTTTTATCAGGAACAAATCCTATAATACCAATCCCACCTTCAGTTAAAGATCCTGAGTTCCATTGGTAATCAATAACCTCAGTTCTTGTTACATAATTTTTAATTCCACATACAGTAAATGTATTAAATGAATTTTGGACATTAAAATTAGGCAGTATGATGGATTCCTGTATAGTTACATCTAAACAGCCAGTAGCTGGGGTTTTTGGAGGACAATATGCCATGTGTAGTTTTAGTTATAAATATTAGAAAAAATATTATTATTTACGTTTTCTAATAGATCCTGATGTGTTTAAGGTGATACCTTTTTCTTCAGCTTCATTATATAAACTAATTAAATCTTCTACAATTGAATCTCTATGATTAGCTGTTAATGTGATAGCACATAAATCTTTTATTTTACGTGCTGCAGAATAAAGAAATTTAAAACCAGATTCAGATTTAGATTTTAAATCTGTTTGGTGAGCATCCCCACATACTATCATTTTTGATCGTAATCCTAAACGTGTTACAATCATTTCCATTTGTTCATGTGTAACATTTTGTGCTTCATCTACAATAACAACACTATCTAAAAAGGTCCTTCCACGCATAAAACTAACAGGAACTATCTCTATAGCACCATCTGTAATGTATTTTTCAATTTTAACCTTATCATAAAGTGCAAACATATTTTGGTAGATAGGCTGTACCCATGGGTCCATTTTTTCGCGGAGATCACCCGGTAAAAAGCCAATTTCTTCTTTACTCACAGTAGGTCGTGTTATAATGATTTTCTCAATATCTCTCATGAATAATTTTTCAAGAGCAATTTGACAAGCTAATAAAGTTTTCCCTGAACCTGCAGAGCCTCCTAATAAGGTAACTGTATTGTTAAGGATTTTTGCTTTAGCTTCTTTTTGTTCCTCGTTTAATTTGATTTTAAACTTAATAGGATTTTTGGGTTTTCTTTTTTGTTTAAAAACCTCATCATTATGATGATTAATAGCCATAAAATAATAACATTTAATTGTTTATTATACATATGAAAAAAAAGCCCCGCTTACGCGGGGCTTAATTCTTTCTATGGTCTTACTCTATTACAGAGTGTTCAATCCGTTTACATAGATCTTACCGTAGAATTCTGGTCTTAGCATTTTCTTCGCGTAGCGAGTCAATAGACCTTTTCTTGGTACGAATGTATCTGGATCGTATACCAAAGGAGTCATGATTAATGGAATGTATGGAGCGAATACCGCACCAGCTTCCAAGAACTGAGTACCTCTGTAACCTAACAAGATAGTGTTTTCTGTCATGTATGGGTTTTTGTATACTTTGTAGCGACCGTTCAATTGACCAGCTTTCTGGATACCGAACGCGTACTCCATTTTTTCAGCATCTGAGTTATCAGCTGCGAATCCAGGAATACTTTCCAAGATAGTAGATACAGTTGGAGAAACTACCATGAAATTAGCACCACCTCTAAGGGTTAAACGGTGAATTTCATTTGATAATTTATTTACCTTAGTACCTAAAGTTTGGAACCACTGACCTTGAGTGTTGTAGAATCCACCACCACCGGCAGCTTTCTGAGTGAAATCATCACCAGAAACATAGAATTCATTACCGTTAGCTGACCAGTACTCTGTACCAGCTGCAGCATCGGAAATCAACATAGCTAAGATCTCAGAATCAATTTCCAAAGAAATGTACTCAGAGAGGATGTTTGTTACCTCAGCTTCAGCATCTAATGCTTGGTAAGCATTTAAATCCTGAGCGAATTCTGGAGTCCATACAGCCTTCAATTTTCTTGTTTTAGCAACAAGAGCAACTGAACGCATTTCGATGTTAATTTCTGGGATGTTAGTTGAATTTTGGAAATCACCTAATGTGTTATCCGCAGGTTGTTGTGAGTAGTATAAATCACAAGCTACAGCAGCATTACCAGCAGAAGCAGAAACGAATAGATATACGTTTGTTGCATCAGCATAGTTATAAGCATTAGCTTGAGAAACAACTCCAGCAGCAGAAGCAGCAAAGCTTCTTACAGCTTCAACATCAGCAACACCGTTACCTACAGCTGTAATATTAGCTTGAGTAATTACTACTTGAGCAACTTCACCAGCAGCAACAGAAGCAGATAGGTTCGAATCGAAACCTACATCTTTCCAAGAAGCAGAAGTGAAAGCAGCAGCGATAGCAGGAGCAGATTGAGATGGTAATGAGTAACCAAATCTACCTGGACCGTATAAACCGTTACCAGCAGCACCGTCAGTTTGGAATGGGTACAAACCTGTGTTTGTAGTACCATAAACTGAAGAATCAGCTGCAAAATCAGTTGGAGCAGTACCTGTATCTACATTCTTGATATCTCCATATTGGAAATCCAAATAGAATACTAGACCAGAAGGCAAGTTCATAGGCTGTACAGAAACGAATTCCTGAGCAGCGATCTGACCAAATACCTTTCTTACCAATGGTAAGGCGATACCAGCCCACTGTGCACCAGCACCAGCTTGATTAGAGAAGCTATTACCAATAGCACCTGGAGTAGCTAAACCACCGTCCTGAGAAATCTCAGTTACCAATTGCTTAGCTTGGTTTTCAAGGATCATTGACATGCTGTTTTTCTGGCTCTCGTGACCGAGACCTTCTAACAAACCTGTCTTGTCCCATTTGTTGGCTAATTTAGCCGCATCTGACTGTAAGTTTTTCCAACTTCCAGCAGACTCATTCAAAAGAGAATTTAATTGTGACATTTGTCTAAAATTTAAATATTAATTATTATTTTAAACCTGCAAGTTTCTGCCATCTAGCTACCTGTGGATCAATTTCCATGATAGGAGCTTTGGCGGCAACGCCTGCTGGTTTAGAAGCTGAACCTAATGATTCTTTAATTGTTGATTTAGAAGCGTTAGCAACCATACCATCATTTAAAGTTTCAAAAATAAGTTTTACTTCTTTTACATTCGACGCCTTGTCAAATGCTTCTAGAACTTTTACTTTCTGAGCTTCTTTTAAGTTTTTAGCTCTGAAAATTTTATTTGTATAAAGCAATTTAGCGTTTAAAAGATTAGTTTCGTGAAGGTCAGATCTCAATTCCTCGATTTCTTTTTTCATTTCATCCATATCTTCTTTTTCGTCTTTCATGCCGTCCTTGTAGCCTTCTTCCTCAGCGTCAGTTCTTGCATCTTCACCTATTGATGACATTTTACCTGCTCCAGACATTGCTTGTCCAGCACTAGCACCGCTAGAAGCTAAACCTAATAAATCTTTCATAGATACTTTTTCACCATCTACAGTGACGATTTTAGATAAAAGTTCTTTGTTATTATAGGCAGCTTTAAGCTTATCCATAATACCTTCGTCCATATCATCTTTACGCATTTCTTCGTCCATGTCTTCTTTGCCGTAGCCTTCATCCATGTCTTCTTTTGCTTCATTAACTTCAACGTCTACTTCTGTGTCATCTTCAACATCGATTTCATCTTCGTCTTCGACTTCGAATTCATCACCAGCTTCTAATTCACCAGCAGTAACCATATCAGCGATTACATCCTCGATAAAAGATTTAAGATCATCTTCTGATAAATCGTCAAGATCAATTTCTTCATCTTCGTCTTCATCATCCATGTCTTCTTTTTCATCTTCCATGCCGTCCTTGTAGCCTTCTTCCTCAGCGTCAGTTCTTGCATCTTCAGATAAATCTTCACCTTCTTCAAGTTCAGCTAAGATTTCGTCTAGATCCATCTCTTCGTCTACTTCAGCTTCAGCTAGATCCTTACCGTACTTCATTTTTTCTGTACGTTTAGTTTCTTTACTTTCACCTCCGTCTTTACGATCAGATTTTTCATCGAGTTCTTCTTTAGCCTCGTTCATTTCAACATCGCTTTCTTCCAAATCTTCCTTTTCCATTTCTTCAAGTTTAGCTGAAAGCATAGACTTGAGTCTTGGTTCGAAAGCTTCTTCTAGAGCGACTTTTGCATTAGCAATAGCAGTTTCTTTAAGTGCTTTTGCGTCAGCGATTGCTTCTTTAAGCAGATCTCTGTTTGCCATAATTACCTCAAAATTTAGTTTGTGGAGTACGCCTATTAGGAGACGTAATAAGAAATATTTAATTAGTGAATACTATATAGAACATAGTATATTGCTCACATTACAGCTATACATATATAAAGGGACATAAAAAACGCCCTCCTTTCGGAGAGCGTTCTTTGGTAGCGCCTCAATACAGAGGTATTAGTCTAAATAGCAAGTGCAACTATTAGCACATAAAAGTTCATTTACGATACTATTAACACCTTGATATTTGTTTATTTGAGCTTTTTTACCTTCGGTAACAATTTCCATATATGAACCTGGGTTAGATGGGGTTGAAACAAAATCCCAACATAGTAATTCAAAGTCATCTTGTACTTCTAATACACCACCTCTATCTTCAAGTGAACCCATTCCACGTGATGAAACACCTACAGTAATATTATTTTCAATCAATGCTTTGAGTATGTTTCCTGATGGAGTAGGTAGAATTTCAATTTTACCATATACTTCATCCCCGTCCCACCACATTTCAGTAATATTATGGGATACATTTTTTAAGTTAATAATAGAAGATTCAGGATGATCTAATTCACCCAATGCTCTATTTTGACTAACTGATTCCATGTACTTATCGATCTCACGTTCCCATAATTCTCTTGGGTAGTAACGACCATTACCATTTTTTACTTCAGCAGTAGCTAGGATACCCTCAACCATAGGATTCCCTCTATTAGAGAGTTTTCCTTCGGTAAGCATTAAACCTTTAGGTTTAAAAATCTGAGTTTCTACTAGTACCTTTTTCATTTTAGTACTTCATTTCATCAGCTTCGTCTACGATCTCAGTCTTAACATAAGCTTTACCACACATTTTTTCATACAACTTTTCCATTTTAGCTTTTCTTTTTTCAAGCTCTTTAACTTCACGTTGCATTTCTTTCATCTTAGCTTTGTCTACTAATTCAGATAGATTATCATCTTCTGTAACCATTGAAATTCTTTCATTTTTAGTAGTAATAGCTTCATCTAAAGCTTCAATTTGAGCTTCTAAAGTAGTTACTTTACCTGCTTTTTCAATTTCAGACAATTTAGAATCAATTGTTTCTTTTTTAATTTTTTTCTTTTTAGGCTTATCTTTTAGATCTTCTTTTTCATCACGCATACCATCCTTATAGCCTTCTTCTTCAGCATCGGTTCTAGCATCTTCTTGAACAGGAGTTGGGATATTCATTGGTTGAACATCAACATACCCACTAAGGGTTTCTTTTAATAAATCTTTTAATTTAGCCATTGTATTCTCTTTTAATTTAACTTCCTCCATACCTGAAGAAGCATATTTACCTTTAAGGGGTTTATCTGATACTTCCAACCCGGGAGTATTTTCTGTGTATCCTATACCTTTAATACCAAATTGGGCATTAGTAGCATAGTATGTCATATCATCCATCATATTTTTAGCTACAATGGCTTTTAATTCATCTACAGTTTTAAGTTTATTTGCTGGGTCTTTCATTTCTGTATAGTACCCTTGTAAAAACGCTTCACCATATATGTTATCAATAAGCTTAGGATCTTTATAATCATAGCCTTTAGTTTCCATATCGACTACTTCTTTATTAGGCTCTTTAGCTACAGCTTTAATAGCTTCATCTTTTTTTCCAGCTGCTGTTTCTTCAGCTAAAAAGTTTTCCCAGTTAGCAAAAGGATTAGCAGTTTTTTGGGTAACAACACCACCTATACCTTCTGATAAAATTGATTTTTGTTTCAATACCTTTACTGCTGTTGGAAAGTTAGTTAAGTTATTAAAGAGATTAGGGAATTGCATACGAGCAGATTTCATAAACACATCTTTGTGTCCTTTCCCTTCTTTAATAAGATTGTATTGTTCTTGAAGTGTTTTCATTATTGTTGTTTTAATAATTTGTCAATGTCGTTTAAATAATCTAAAACTAAATCAGTAGCATATACAACACTATATGATTCTGGTTTATCCTGGTAGTATGCTATGGTTTCATCCTTAGCTTTATCTATTACAGGGTATAAACTATTTAATCTTTTTTCGATGTCTTGAAAAGCAGCAATACGTTTTTCTTGGTATGCAGCTCGACTTTCATCGCGTTCTTTTAAATTTAATTTATACTTATACATATTATTTTTTCCCCCATAAATATTTAACTTCTATGCCTGGTGTAGAATGAGGTTTTGGTACTAATTTATATCCAAAATCTCTTACCATGACACCGCCATCAGAATATTTACCTTTCTTTTTATTACTAAAAGCCTTTGGGGTAGCATATTGGGCACCAGCACCGGCTTGAGCAGAAAAACTATTACCCCCACCAGCAGCACTATCCTCATCTAATCCTTTAATACGAGCATATTCTTCAGATTTATTATTACGTAAATATGTTCTTAATTCATTTCTACGTTTTCTAATATCTAAATAATGATCTTTAAAAAAAGGTTCACCTGTTGCATCTGCTACTGATTTAGCAGTTTTCATTAGGTCAGTAATATCTTTAAATAATTTTTTGTAATCTGCTGTATAATCGACATCCCAAGTAATCTGACCCGTTTCTGGGTTGATGTTAGTTACAGTAGTTTGTATACCACCTTTTACTTCAGTATCACCAACTTTACGCATGGGCTGTTTTTAATTCTTCTACTAGTTCTAAGTATTGGAGAATATTTACAATGTTATCAGATGTTACATTAGATGTTTTATCTAATTCTTCGATTAAAGTATTTACTTCATCAATCTTTATTTGAACAGCTTTATCAGTAATTTGAGAAGATAACTCATTTAATTGAGTTTTAATTTTATCTACTTCAGTATTGTAAAATTCTCTTAATACAGGTGTTGAATCAACTGAATTAACATACTGTCTTAATACTTCTTTTTGGCTAGCATGTAAACCATCATACTTACCATTAAATTTCTCCATTAAGATTCTATAGGTAAGCATACGAGTATCTTTATCGTACGATTGGAATTCTTTTAATACTTCAGCTTCAACTTTTTCTCCATTAATATCTGAAGTAGAGAGATGCTCTAGAAGAGTCATTTTATTATTTACAATAATATTAGTATCTACTAAAGCTTCGGTGTTTTGAACTTCCGATAACATATAATAAGCAGCATGTACTTTATAATGTGGAAGTTTAGTTTTAAAGAATTCTTCTAAATTGTAGCTAGTCTTAATTTCATTAATTAAGTTATATTTCTCTTTTTTAAGAGCTCTACGATTTAATCTTTTAGAAGATTCTAACAACGTTTGAATTAAAACATTAGCCTTACTTTCAGTAAGGGTTGTGGTTTTAGTTAATGCTTCATATAATTTATATTCCTTTCCTAACTCGGATTTAACGAAATATTTTTGGATCAATTTAATAGCGGCAGACTCTACACCGTTAAGTGTATCAGCAGTTACTTGACGAACCAATAATTCGAAAAGGATACCAGTATTTTTATACTTTGAATGTTTAATGTTCATTCCTACTAGGATTTATTATAAATATATAAGGAGATATTACTCTTTAATGTTTGTTTCATCTAACAAAGATTCTTTTTTCTTATCAGATTTAAATACTATTTCTTTATCCATATTTTCTAATAAAGAACGATTTTTAAGAAATTGTTTTTCAGCACTTTCTCTTAAACCTTGAGGTTCGTTGGCTTTCATTTCTTTTTTACCTAAACGATCTTTACCAAATACATTATCCTGGGTGTTAATGTTAGAAACTTTTTCTTCTGGGCGACCTAAAGGTTTTTTCTCATTATACCCATCTGGCACGTTTGCCGGGTCTGAATCCATTCTACCACTTCCATATAATGAAGCTAAATCATGTGGTGTACCATATGAACGTCCTGTTGTAAGTGGATCATTACCTTCAGTCTCAATTTGTTGTAGACGGAATTGACGTTTTTGATCTTGAGCAATTAAGTCTCTATATTCTTCATATTGATCTTCACTAAAATGGAATATGTGTTCATAGATCCAATCTGTTGGAACTAATTTATTTTCCATCATTTGAGCTGCTAGATCTACTTTTTCTTTCATCAATGCAATCTTTTCTTGATCGTAAATAATAGAAGGAGTAGTTAAATCTAACTCAAAATTTGTCATTTGTTCGTCTCTATACCCTTGAGCATACAAGTGAACTAATGCAATTTTATATAATTCTGAAATTAGGATACGTTGGATACGATCAATTGTACGACCGAAACGAATATCCTCAGCTGCTAATGTTGCTTTACCTGATAGATCAGCATCGTAACCCATAAATGCTTTTGGCACCTTAAGGGCAGCAAATAATTTTTCTCTTAAATATTCAACATCTTGAATACCATCATATGATAAACCAGGTGTAGTTTCAATTTGAGTTGCTTGATCATTTCCTCTAACTGGTAGGTAGAAATCTTCAAGTAAGTTTTGCATGTTATATTTTTGATTGTATTCACCTGTTTTCTCATCCATGTACGGAGTACGTTTTAAGGTTGAGATTGTCTTTTGCATGAAGTTTTCTACTTCATTAGGTGGGATAGAACCAACATTAATTTTAAATATACGTTTTTCAGGTGCACGAACAATTCTATGAATTAACATAGCATCTTCCATTAACGCATATTGCTTATATAATTTACGGCCTGGTTCAATATATGATCTACCATAAGGTAAATAATTCATATCAGAAAGTAAACGGAAATGAGCGACTTCATAATTATCAAATGAAATCATACTAGCATTTTGCTGGTTGGGAACACTGTAATAACCTGAAGAAGAACCACCATAAAAACCATCTGGGTTGTAATTAAATATTACTTTAGATGGATTTTCTGGGTCAAAATTTTCTTGTCTTTCGATATGGTATGCTGAATACGGGATTACATTATAAACACCAAATTTTTCTGAAATTTCTAGTTTAAGGAAAAAATCACCATACTTACACATTTGACGAGTCCAAGCCCATAAGTTAAACTCAACGTTAAGTACATCATAAAATAAATTATATAATATTTTTTGAATATCTTCATCTGAGGATTTAATTTGTAAAACCTCACCCATATCATTTTTAAGTGTACATTCATCCGCTACAATGTCAAGAGCAGATGCTACAATAGCATCTGTATCCATTACATCGTAATCTGAATAAAGCATAGTTCTCATATACTGGTAGTTCAGATTGAACTGCTGACCATATAATGAAGTTGATGCTGGGTTTTGATAGACTCCTCTATATCTATCCATTAAAGAATTTGTAGCAAACTCGCCTGAGGTTTGGATGTGGTCTGTATCGATTGTTTTTATTTGATTACCTCCTACATTACGAATAATAACATCCGAGGAAAATAATCTTTGCAATCTAGTAAATAAGCCTTTATCAGCCATAATATATTTTATTATTATAAATATTGTCTAAAGAAGCCAACTAATGTCTTCTTGTTTCCCATTTATTTCTTGTGTATAGGGGTTATCAACATTATTAGCATTATAACCACCTTTCCAAGATACTTTATTAGTAGCAATACCATTCAGTGCTGCTTTGCTCATATCTAAGTGTTGTTGGCTAAATTTAAATGATGTATCACGCATAAACATACCAATCCCAAATGCCATAACCAAATCATCGTTATAACCTTGTTGAGCTTCAGCACGTCCATTTTTCCACATAAATACTTTCATTTCTTCAAGCAAACGTTTTGATTGAATAGTAACGGATTTATCATTAACATATTCTTGAATTTTACCTATAATTAAAGGTCTAACTCTTGATGTCATACTAAATCCAGGGACCATTTTACTTGTATCCATATATTTATCAAAATACGAATCAGATCTTGTAGTATCACTTTTAGCTGAATAATAAAGGTTAGTATATCCTCTGTCTATTACTGTTTGGATAGTAGACCAACCAATTGAAGCGTTTTCAATTACAAGTAAAGCTTCATTATATTCAGTAGCAATACCAACTAACAAGTGGCCAAATTCTTTTGTACCTAATTGCCCTTTATATTCAGCAATTTGGGTATTAGTCTCAATATCAATAATATGAAACGCAGAGTAATCCTTACCATCCCCACGAGCAACATCTGCAACCACAAGGTAGGTTCTAGAATAGTCTGCTGGTTCCCAAATCCATAAATTTTGATCAGCACCTCGTTTTTCGAGGGGATCTTTGATATAAGTTTGCTCATAAAATTCTAAGTATTCAGCATAGAATACAGTATCACCAGAGGTACTAAAATCACAATCACATTCTTGTGCTGCCATTCTAGGATCACCTAATAATTCATCTTGTCTATCTCTCCAAGTTTGATCACGTTCTGGGTGTACATACCAAGGAAGTTTAATAGGTAGAAAATCATTTTCAGCATTTTCTGCTCTAACCCATGTTTGATGAAACCAGTTACCTGTACCATACGGAGTAGATAATGCTATACACCCACCACCAGTAGCAAGTGTTTGTTGAGCTGAAGCCCAAATCTCACCAATATTATCAATAAAAGCAGCCTCATCAATTAATAGAAGGGAAACTGCTTCTGATCTACCAGCATCACTACTTGCCGATGTTGCTTTAATTTGTGATCCATTACTTAATCGTAATGTTAATTTATTGTTTTCAGGTGCATCTATTTTAAGCCAGGAAGGTAAATTTTCATACATGAATTTAACCTTCGTAACCATATTTTTAGCTGTATCCTGTTTTGTTGCAATACAAAGTACGTTTTTATCCTTATGGAATAACATTAACCATAAAGAATAACCAGCACCTAAAGTAGAAATACCTAACTGTCTAGATTTTAATACTACTGAATATGGGTTTTCTTGAAATAACTTTAATACTTTATCTTGAAATGGGTATAAATTAAATGGAATACGTCCACGTTGAGGGTGCTGTATATAACAGTATTTACGCATAAAATGTGTTGGATCCGCAGCACATTTAACATATTCAGATTGAATTATTTTTCTTAAATCTTGACTCATTTACCTATTTTCCAATACATGCGAGCTGTATAGACAGGTTGAAAATCTGGGTTTAAACCTATTCCAAAACCGTATGCATTTCTTTTTTTATTAATGTATAATAATTCACCATTAATATTTTGTACTGCTTGATTAGTTGTTCCTACCGAAACACCTCCGTAAAATTCCCTTTTGTAGAGGTAAATAGTATTATTAATTGTAGTTGTTGGGATGAATATGTTGGATTGAACATCTCGTTTTGATATTAAGTTACGAGTAACCGTATCATTTATCACTATAAAACCAAGGCTATCAACCTTAATAGTATCAGTGTAAAAATACTTAGCATAATAATTTTTTAAAATTGAAATTGTATCAATCGGTACCTGAAAAGTGTCAATTTCTACTACTGTTTTTCTAATATATTTAGGCACATACTCTTTTGTGGCAACCTTTAATGTATCCCATCTAGTTACTACTTCAGTAATAACTTCAGGTTCTACTGGAGGTGTAGAAGAGCAGCTTCTTTGTAAGAACAATAAAACTGCTAATACTACAATAAGTAAAGTTTGGATATTTTTAAATAAGGCCTTCAAGTTCTTTTTTGATTTTAGTTAGTTCTTTTAATCGAGCTAATAATCTTTCTTTATCTTCGCCTTCAGCTTTTTTCCATTTATTAACTACAGTTTGCATTTCTTTAGATGTATCTTGTAGCTTACGAGAAATTGTAGAAATAGAATCACTTTTTTTAATATCTTTAGATGTTGGTTCTACCTCATCATCTTCTGTTAAGTCAGCTTGCAATGCTTTAGTTTTTTCTAACTCATCATTATATGCTTTAGCTGTATCAACATCTTCTTGAGATACTTCTGTAAGTACATCTACAATAGTTTCTTTAATGTATTCTGCTAATTCTCTACGTTTCATTATAATATGTATTTTATTATAAATATATTAAGAATTAATACTATTTATTATTTGCGTAATTCGTTCTTCCGTACTACCTGAAATTTCATAGTAATTTTTAATGCGATGTTTATTTTCTGATATAATCAGATTGATAGTAGTATCAATTAAATTTCTATAATCAATATCCGTTTCTCTAATACCATTATCTTCTATTTCTATACCTTTAGGTGATATATAAAATATATAATCATATTCTTTTAAAAATAACCTAGCATATTCTTCAAATGATTGTTTGTCAACAGCATCTATAGATTTAGATGCCTTAGCAAACGCCATAACATCTACTACGGTTCTATCTGTAATTACATTTTCAAACATTAGTTCGCTAGCACGTTCAGCCAAAAATATTGTTTGTCCTTTTAATGTTGAAATTGTATTCATCGGAATACCTTTCGCCATTAGTTCCTTAGAACGTTCTGTTCTAAAATTATAGTCTTTAAAATAATCTAACTCTTGAAGAGCATTAACAAGTGTAGTTTTACCTACACTCATTGTACCACATAATCCTATTTTCATATTAAATTATCATTATTTTTATCCTGTGATGAACCAGGAAGTACCCTGTAACTATCACTATCAAAGTGTTGTGTTGATACTTCGAATATAGTAGCTCCTTCTGTAAGAGCTAACATTTGGTGAGGTTGACCAGGCATTAAATGGATGCAATCTCCTTCTTTAACTATTATAGATCTTAATTCTGAGGATTCAGTATTAATGTATTTATATTCAAACTTACCTTTTGAGATATACCATGCTTCATCTTTTAGAAGATGATAATGCATTGAAAACTGTTTATTAGCTTTAAATACCAGAAGTTTACCACAATAAAGTTCATTATTAATAATCCATAATTCATGACCCCATGCTTTCTCATGACGATCACCTTTGTAGGGTTGGGCTTCTATTGTTAATTCTCTCATATTAATTTCTATAATCTGATAGAAGATTTTTCATCGATGAATTTTTATACCAAGGTAAACCTTCACGTTCTTGCATAATTTCACTATAAATTTCTTCTTCGTACTGAATGCCATTTAAGTAAAATGACTTTAACATTTCACTATTTTTATCATAAGGATCAATAGCAGGACCATCCCATCTATGGAATTTCCAATTTTCATCACCTTGATATCTTGCTAAATGTAGGATTGCTCCTCGTGAATTAATTTCCTTGTATTCATATAATCTTACTTTCTTAGCCATAACTTATTATTTTAATTTATTAAATATACGAAAATTATATTGGGTATCCAAATTAATAATGTTCAAAAAATTCTGGGTATTCAACCTCTGAATGTTCTAGAATAGAATCTACAACATAGATTCCTTGTGCTCCAGATACTGTAATACCTCTTGCGCTTAATGCATCACCTACAAAGTGAACATTTGGGTAATCATTTAATGATAAATTTTTATAGTTAACTAAGGGTTCAGGGCTTAAATACTTAATTTCCGGAACATAAACACCCCAATCATCACCTAATGTTGGAAATACTTTTTTCATATCATCAATAAAATCATCAATGTATTTATAGTAACCTTGGAATGCATCTCTTACTTCATTCATTTGTGCATCATTAATTACAACCGCACTTACATTTTCACCTTCAGAAGTTGTAGATGGGGTGCGTGTAGGGCTATAATATAAACCAGTACCATCCTTATTTACTTTAGATACTAATTCTCTTGACCATTTAAAAGGTTCTTCAATACCTGGTATTTCCATTAAAATACCAAAATTAGTCATATCATTTCTAAATGCTTTACCTTTTTTAGCATGTCCATTGTAGCTATGGTCTCCATACGTTTCTTCAACAGCAACGTAAGCGGCATTATTGTTAGTACAGAATGAACGAAGCGATACTCCTTCCTCAAATTTTCTATATAATTTAAAGTCATAACTAATATCAATTAGTTTTTGGAAGTGTTTTTGGGGTGCTTCAAATCGAATACCAACTTGTACTGGTTTTGGTTCAGTAGGTAATTTATAATCGTCTGCTAGCTGTTTACCAAAATCGATACCTGATTTACCAACTGCAAACATTAGACGATCATAATTAATAGGCCAATTTTTAGGATTAATAAATGACTCTTCTTCTCCTATAAATAATTCTTGAGCGTCAAAATCAATGCTAGTTACTTTAGTATCCCATATAAATTTAACACCACTATCTACTAAAAAGTCGTACCAATTTTTACCAATCTCGTGTAAATAATCTGTACCAACGTGCCATACAGGGAACAAACGTAAACCGAAATATGGTTTAATAAAATCTGGTTCTGCAACTGGGTTTGAACATTGTACCTCTGATGGTTTAGGGTGGAAACGTTTAAAATTATTGATTACTTCATCAAATAATTCCATTGCTTTTTCTTCACCACAATACTTAGACATATGTCCTCCAATTGCTGTATGGTAAGTTAATTTACCATCACTCCAACCACCAGCTCCTAAGAAACCAGTCATTACTTCTGAATATGGTCTACGATATGGATCTTTGCCCATATCAATAATGGTGATGTTTTCTCCTGGGAATCCGTTGTCTACAAGTTTGGTTGCAGCATTAACACCTGCTACACCAGCGCCTACGATTACTAGTTTTTCTGCCATTTATTTTAATTTTTAACCCTTAAATATACGAAAGATATTTTAGGAATCCAAGTTGTGGGGCCACAGCTCCCATAAAAATTGAATTAGAATCGACTGGCTATGAATCAGTCTAAATGTATCTTGAGTGTTAAATTGCCTGTGCCTTTTATAACACGATGCCACTCATGACGTTTTATAAATATACGCTCATTTAGTGAGGTAGGCAAGCTATTATCAAGTTGAATTGCCCAATCGGTTTTACCTATAATCTCAATAGTACGGTCTTCGTCATCACGATGCCACATTAACTCAATTGGGTCAATGTCTTCTCCAAATTCACGAATAATATATTTGTTTGTGATTTCTAAATCTCGATACGGTTTACCAGAAACCTCCGAAATTTGATTTAAGTCCGAGTAATTTTGCATAACGTGGTAAACGGCAAGACCAGTATCCTGCTTTTGTTTTATCTTTCTTTTGAGAACATTTATGACGAGCAGCAAAAGCATTACGTGCTTTTTTGTCATTGATTTTTGCTCTTAAACCACCTGAACCAAAACGTACTGTTTTTACTTTTTTAGTTTTAGGGTCTTTAACATAAACCTTATATGCTTTACCTCCTGAGGAGTCGCGCATTGGTTTATTTAATTTTTTAGTATTTTTCTTTTTAGCTTTTTTAGCTTCATCAATTGTTAATTCGATAGGAAAATCTAATGGTACTTTCTTACCATCAACCATGCCAAAATG